ATACAATCTTACGATACCGCGTTTATGAAAAAACAAACGGCAGATTATTCTGCCATCACTACCTGGGGTGTGTTTCAGGATAATGAAGATACACCACATCAATTAATATTATTAGATGCCTATAAAGATAGATTAGAGTTTCCAGAACTTAGAAGACTTGCAAAAGAGCAATATGATTACTGGCAACCAGAAACTGTGTTGGTTGAAGCCAAAGCATCTGGTTTACCTTTGACTCACGAATTAAGATCGATGGGTATACCCGTTGTCAATTACACGCCGTCTAAAGGTAATGATAAGCATACAAGAGTAAATTCTATTGCACCTTTATTTGAATCTGGTATGATATGGGCTCCTACACACGAAAAGTTTGCACAAGAGGTGATTGAGGAGTGTGCAGCATTTCCGTATGGAGATCACGACGACTTGGTCGACTCAATGACACAAGCCGTTATGCGCTTTAGACAGGGAGGTTTTATAGCTCACCCTGAAGATTATGAGGAAGAAAAGCTACCTCCTAAAAAATACAGTTACTATTGGTAAATTATGTTACAATTATTAATTAGATTATTTGGTCGAGATTACGTTAACAGAGCTATTGGCACTAGAACGAACGTAAGTAAACCTATTCAGTTAGATCAAAACAGTCCTTTTAAACTTTATTCGGATGACGCTTACGATAATCCAAAAGCAAGGCAACTAATTGAAGATAAGATTGCAGAGTATGGTCCGTTTGCATTGTCAAATAAAAATGCATCTGAAGTTGCTAACTTTGAGATGAACGCTAGAAGATTATTAGAGGCTAAGAACAAAGAGTTTGGTATTACAGAAAGATTAAAAGAAACTAGAACAACAAAACCAAAACCAAAACCAGAAGCAGATGTTATTGATATTGAAACAAAGAAAAAAGTTGATGAAAAAGGACTTGGATCTTTGAGAGATGATTTTGGTTTACCAGAAGGTGTTGATCCAAAAAGTGAAAGAGGAAAACTCATACAAGAATTACAACGTTCAACAGCAGGTTCTAAAAAAGCTGAGGAGTTAGCAAAGAATATTGTTGATGATATGCTTGGTCCATTTGGTCCAACAAGAGATTTAATGCGGGAGGGTCAACGTAGAGCTGTTGTTAGACAGATTATGTTAAAGGATAAAAGAATTAGATTACCAGCTGATGAATTTGATGATTTATTATACTCTAGAGATTTAGAACGAGGCACAGATGCTAAAGACCCACTAGAGCTTTTTGACAAGTACTATACAAGAAATAATACTAAGTTTGATGCACTTGATGATATTATAGATGGATCAAGATCTCCTGAAGAAGCTGCAGAAGAATTTATAAAAGAGTTTGATGGTTTTGATATTGTAGCTCCAGCTAAACCTAAACCTGCATCTTTAGAAAATGAGGTTGATGAGCTTGACGAGTTCTTAGATGACACTCCAAGAGATGACAAAGCTAAAGGTGGCCTAGCAGATATATTAGGAGTCTAATGAAAATCCACGAATACAATGAGATGATGGCTCACTTAACTAGACGTCGTCCGATGTCTATGGGTGGTAGAGTTGGTTTTGACAAAGGTGGCATAGCTAAAGTTGTAGAGTACATAAACTCTTTACCTGATGGCACAGAAGTTAGCACAAAAGATATTAGAGATTTTATAGAAAAGAATAATATAAACGCAAGCCCTACTTCAATAAGAAATATTATTGCGGGAAGCGCACCTGGGAGGGAAAGATTTAAAGATACAATAAAATTTGTTGATCAAAAAGGTGTTGTTAAATTTAATGAAGAAACATTTAAAAAGAT